AGACAATTGGTATTCGAAGCCCTGATGAATGTGGCTGAAATGGCCCATGCAGAAGCACGATGGAAGAAACAGAATGGAACTGTGTGATTGTTGTCAATGTGACCCCTGTGACTGCCATGGTGTGAATGATGAAGAATGTGAACTTTGGGGAATGGGTAAGGATAGAAGTGACCAGGTCAGGGAAGACCATGGCCTGGATGGCCAGGGAAGTGGGGGCAAGCCAGTCCCTTCTGTCAAGATGGCGACAGGGGGCCATCCCCAGGACAGAATACTTTCTGAAGGTCTGTTCTGTACTTGCAACTACACAGGGGAAGCCGATAAGTGGGATAATAAAACAGGGCGCCAGGTCAATGGGGATTGAAATAGATGTCAATTAAGCAAGCCACCAAGACAATCAGAAGACTGAAGGCTAGGGCTGTACAGAATCCCCTGGACTACTTCTGTCCCACCCCACCACAGGAAGCCTGGTTGAAAGATACCAGTAAAATCAAATTATTCCTGGGGGGAAATCAGTGTGGAAAGACCACCACAGGGGTAGTGGAACTACTACACAGATGTCTTGGAACCCATCCCTTCATTCAGACAGACCCACCACCAATTCAGGCCTATCTAATCACACACAGTCATCAACAGTCTGTCACCATCCAGGAAAAACTGTACAATATGTGTCCAAAGGGCGCCCTTCATTCCACTTGTGAATTCGTGCCAGGTCGTGGCTTCAGGGGGGTGAATCCAATAGTTAGGTTCAGTAATGGTTCCATCATATATATCAAGACAGCAAACCAGGGGCTGGGGCTGGCTTCCTTCACTGCTTCCTTTGTGCATGTGGATGAACCTGTCCCCCAGGAATTTTGGAATGAAATAGCAGCTAGAACCCTTCGGGGTGGTGCTGGTGGGAAGACTGGAACCATAGCTGTCACCATGACCCCAGTGGGCCAAGATGTCAGATACCTTCAGAAACTGGTGGAAGATGGTGTGGTGTCCTGTACCAAAGCACCCCTGACAGTGGAAGCGACTACACCAAAATTTTGTAAACCTATCATATCCCAGGAACAGATTGACAGAATCAGTCAGACCTATCTTCCCATTGACAGGGCTGCTAGACTGAATGGTGATTGGGTGGTGGGTATTCCTGAAGGTCGTGTCTTTGACTGTTTTGATGAAACCATGATATCATCACTTCCCCCACCAGTGGCCAACTACAAAATAGCCATAGGAATAGACCATGGAAGTCAACCCAATACACAAATAGCCCTATTGGTGGCCATCAATATGGATGACCCCCACAATCCTTGGTTATATGTCCTGGATGAATATGTCAGTGGGGCCGCCCCACCTGAATCCCATGTCAGGGCTATCCTGGAAATGTTGTCCAGGAACAATATACAGCCTGGACAGTGTACCTGGACTGGTGACAATGTCCACCATGGAAACAGCCAGGGTCAGGGGAAGATGTCCAATTCCCTTCTTATGAGAGCCTTTGAAAGTGTCCTACGGATGCCAATGCTACCTTTCAGGATACGGACTATCAGAAAGAAAAGACATTCAGTATACTATGGTAGCGCCATGATACATTCAGTCATGGCAAGAAGACAATTTTTCATTCATCCAAGATGCACAAAGACCATTCAGTCCATCCAGCGCTGGACAATGAAGTCCAACCAATCAGACAGAAGCAAAGACCCCCATGGCCATTGTATAGATGCCCTTCGATATGCTACACTACCGTGTATGGAAAGCCAAAGATTTAACACCCCACCCCCAACTTTGAGGTTCTAAATGAAATACATGAACAAACCTATGAAACCAATAGCCAAGACCCAGGAAGAACAGAACAGGTGGGACCATACTGGACTTCGTAGAAGAATGATATTGGGTGCCTGGGAACAAGACCTGGAAGAAGAACTGGCTAGACACCTTCCACCTGATAGACGTGAAGCCTGGGGACCATCAGATTTGTCCAGTAATGCCTTTGAACAAATCACTAGACAGTTGGCTGTTCTGTACCATGAAACCCCAGCTGTGACCAATATGAATGGTGACATAGACCCACTGGTGGGCCGTGAAGGCCTGGTCACCAAGTCAGGACTGTGGCAACTTATGCAGAGAACCCAACAAATGGTCCTGGGACTTCGTGAATGTTTCATCAGAATTGATGTGAACCCCCACAGTGAAACCACAGCCAGGGTTCCAGGAATCCAATACAGAATGGTGACCCCTGATATGGTCTATTGTGAAAGCCATCCTGACCAGCCTGACTTTCCAGTGTACTATCAGGAATACAGAATGAGAACAGACAGCCATGGAAATTATATATGGGTGTGTGATATCATGGACATCCGTGACCTGAAAAATCCGATGTTCGGAATGTTTCTAGTCAATAAGGATGGAAGCCTGGGCCAGGATGTCAGTGAAGTGTACATGGGACATCCAACCCACTATGGTCAGGACTACCCCTATCGTGATAGCCAGGGGCGCCCTTTCCTTCCAGTGGTTCTGTACCATGCTGAAAAGACTGGATACCTATGGGATACTTACAGCGGTTCAGCCCAGGTCTATGGTTCACTGTCAGCAGCTGTCTATTTCAGTATGTGGGGCCACCTGGTGAAGTCAGCTTCCTGGTCACAGAAGTATGTGGCTGGTTTGACCCTGGCAGGTCTGAATCAACTGGATCAAAATGAACTGGCTAGACGTGCCAGTATTTCCACAGACCCTTCCAGTATCCTGGTCTTCACACAGGACCCTGATGCCCAGGGTCAGCCCCTGGTTGGTTCTTTCGGTATTGCCACAGACCCCAATGACTTACTGGAATCAATCAGCAAGTATGAAATGAGGGTTGCCCTTTCAGCTGGACTTTCCCCTTCTGACATTTCAAGAAGTTCATCAGACCCAAGAAGTGGGTACGCCCTGGCAGTATCCAAGTCAGGACAAAGGGAAGCCCAGAAGAAGTTTGCCCCCACCTTCAGAATGTCTGATGAAGAACTATTGGCCAAGACTGCCATGATGTCCAACCGATACCTGGGAACCAGGCTTCCTGAAGATGGCTACAGGGTTTCCTATCACAGTGTACCACTGTCACCTGAAGAAATCCGTGCCCAACGTGAAGACATAATTGCCAAACTTCAGGCTGGTCTTATATCCCCTGTCACTGCTGTGATGATGATGTATGATGACATGGATGCCAAGGAAGCCAGGGACTACCTTGCACAGATACGACGTGAAAGGGCTGAATTCCTATGATATGCCAACACTGTCATAAAGAAGTAACTGTCCAGGAAGCCAAGGTGGAATGGTTGGCCAGTAGATACCAGGTGTCAATGTGTTCAACCATCAGACTGGTTCACCAGGGCTGTATGTATATCCACACCAAGCCAAAGACAATTCAGGCGCTAGACCTATGGGACCACTGGCTTCCATTTCAGGACCTGGAAGACTACCTGGAAATCCCCAAAGAAATGAAATGGGATAACCTACTTCTAGCCATATCCTTCTTCACTGACTATATTAAAAGCAACCAAAACACAACAGGGGTACAACCATGAAAACCATCAACCATGAAGGCCTGGAATATGTCTTGAAGACAGACATGGAACAGGCCATCCAGTCTAGAATACAGAAACTGTCTTCACGTGCTGTCCAGGCTGAAGAACAGGTCCAGGCCTACCAAGAAAAATTGGATGCCCAGGCTGGTGAACTTGCCAAGATAGAGAAGTACAGCAGTAGAATCCAGGAACTGGAAAATGAATTGGAAACTTCCAATACACGATACCAGCGCCATACCACCATGGCTGACTATGGCTTCCAGGACCCTGAAATCCGTGAACTGGTAGAATGGCAATATGAGAAGGCCATGAAGAACCAGGAAAGTCGTGTCCCCATGGCTGACTGGTTGAAGTCGATGAAAGAAGACCCCACCACAGCCCCCATCACATTAAGACCCCACCTTCAGAAGGCACCAGTCCAGGAAGGTATGGCACCAGTCCAGGAAAATATGGCACCAGTCCAGGGTGAAACTGTACAAAATACAACACCAGTTCCTGACCAACCAGCTGTCCTTCCACCAAAGACCAACACAGCCACAGTCCAGGCCCCAGTTCAATCCAGTGACATCTTGAAACGTGCCACCCAGGACCTTGACTTCTACCGTGCCAACCGTGAAGCTGTACGGAAAGCCTGGATGGGAAGGTGATAAATGTCTGTCAATTTGAAAGCTGTAAACACTTACCCCATCATCAAAAACTTCACAGCAGTTCAAACCTGGACTGAAGTGAACTTACCTTCCAAGGGTGTCATTTTGACCATAGGATGTGAACAACATGACATCTATTTCAGTTTCACTGGAACTGATGGGGGTGGAATTGCTGGTGTGGATAAAGTATTCATAAAATCAGGGGGCTACTTCGCTATCAATATGGGGAAGGGGACAAACCAATACAGTAATGTGTATATAGCCACCAAGTCTTCAGCCAGTGCTGAAGTCACTGTCACGATAGAAGAATAAACACAGGGGACCAGGGTACAACATGGCACAGTCAATTTCATTTCCACAGCGCCCTGTGGAATACATATTCAGTAATACCACCAGTGTAACCATCACACATAACAAAGGTTATTTCCCCAGTGTCCAGGTAGTTCTGTCCACTGGTGAACTGGTCCAGGCTGACATCAGACACACTTCACTTGATGAACTGGTGGTGACTTTCGTAAATGCAATTTCAGGTTCGATATATATCAGATAGAGTGTGACCAGGTCAGGAAGTCCCTGGCTGTTCATTAAACATTCTATGAGGTATAAAACCATGCAATTCCTTGCACCTACCAATATTTTTGAAGGCGTGGTCCAACTGAACCAAGCCCCTACAGCTGACAATCATGCAGTAACCAAGTCATATCTTGAAGCCAACAGTGTGGTTGGAATCGCTGCTGACAGTGCTAACTATGCTGAACTGGTAACTGTCAATGGTGAAAAACAATTGAAGTTGAAGCCCCTGACTATCACTGATGTATCTGTGGACACCACAGCCACTTCATTGTCTGCCTGGGTAACTGCAAACTACACCAATGGCGATGAAAAACAAGAAGGGGACATCATTGTCTTGACTGCTGTTTCAGGTCGTGCCCAAACTTTCATCCACAATGGTGGAACTGCTGGGGATGCTACTGACTTCGCTGAAATTGAAGGTGCTGATGTCACTGATGCTGAAATCCGTAGTTCATTAAGTGCTTCAGCTGGTATTGACTTCAACAGTTCAACTGGTGAATTCACTGCTGACCAAGGTGAAATCCGTGGTTTCTTCAGTGCTGGTTCAGGTCTTTCTTATGATGCTTCCAATGGTGTCTATTCTTTGAATGTTGACAGCGATGGAATCAATGAAGGAACAAGCAATTTATATTTTTCTGAAAGTCGCTCTCGAAATAGTATTTCTGTCACTGGGAATGGTATTTCTTATACTGCTTCAACTGGTGTAATTTCCCTGGCTGTTGATACTGATGACATCACTGAACAAGCTGGTGCCACCAATAAATTCTTCACTGATGCCCGTGCCCGTGATGCTTTGACTGTGGCCACATTGACAGGCCCAGACATTCAACTTCTTTCTAAAGATGCCAGTGGTGTCATGTCTGTACCTTTGTCAGGTGTGTTCAGTCAGCTTTCAGCTGGACAAGGACTTTCCTGGGATGGTGGTGGTGAGTTCTCACTGGATGCCAACACTGATGACATCACTGAATTGTCTGGTGCCACAAATAAATTCTATGCTGACAGCTTGGTGGATGCACACTTGTCAGGTGGGACTGGTATTTCTTATACTGCTGGTGTAATTGCCCTGGATGCCAACACTGATGACATCACTGAAGAAGCTGGTGCAACCAATAAATTCTTCACTGACTCACGTGCTCGATTGGCTATCAGTGCAGACCCAGCAACTGGGAACATGGCTTCCTATGACAGTTCAACTGGTGAAATCTTGGTTGCCAAGTCTGACTTCCGTAGTACCTTAGCTCCACAGAACTTAACAGCCAACACCTGGGCAACTTTGAACCATCAACTTGGTGAAAAAATTGTACATGTGTCAGCTTATGACAGTTCAGGAAACAAAGTTCAACTGGATGTCCAGTTGGTTGACTCAAACAATGTGAAAGTCAAGTCTGTCATCAATGTGACTGGTGCTGAAATTGTAGTGTCTTTGTAATCTCCAAACACTTCCCCATAAAAAAGGGCTGTACCCCCCTTTCCCACCTTCCCAGGTGGGTTTTTTTATATCCTAGACACACCCTTGAAAATCGTATATAGTAAAAACAAATACAGTTCATTGGTGGTCAGGTCGCACCTGTAACAGCAGAAAACCACAGAAACACAACCCCCCTATAAAACCCCAAAAACTAGGTATTTATCATGGCTTATCAAACTTTCAATGCTATGGTCCAAAACCAGGACCTTCGTATGGACTTGATGATTTCTCAAGAAATCCGAATCCTTTTAAAAGACTCTACAAACCTTCGAAACACCCCTTTCATGGACTATGTCGGTTCAATCAATGGAACTGGTTCTGATACTATCCGTGTCCGTAAAGCTGGATTGGATGCTGGTGCTTTCAGTGCTTTCACTGGTGCCACTGAAGCTGATGCCACCCCTGATGAAGTATTCACCCAAGATGGTGTGGATGTGGTTGTCAAGCGCCAGGCTTTAGCTTATGCCCTTTCTGATATGGGTGGGATGACAGAATTGTCAGGTGCTGTGAATGGTATTGACCCTTTCCGTATCGCTGAATCAATTGCCAATTCTTATGACTTGCTTTTTGCTGACTTGACTGGTGCTACTGTTGCAGGTTTCACTACTGTAAAAGGTAATGCTGGAAGTGCCAATACTGTGGCTGGTCTTATTGATGCCATTCAAGGCTTGGAAGCTGCTGCAAGTAATAAAGGTGCCCCTGGTCCTTATGTCGCTTTACTTCATCCAAAACAGTGGGCAGACATCCAGGACAA